GTAACTGTTTGGGGAGACATATTCCATCTTTCTGCTGCAGCATTGATTAAATCAAACCAATACCAATCCATCTCACCATATTTCAGACCGCCAGTGTCCTCTGGACGCTCTGAATAGTGAAAAAAATTGGGATGTTTGCTCCTATGATGTCATTGAAGATTCCCTCGATGTCATTGCATTCCCAACGCAAGGTATCTAAATCCACAACAGGATTTTTTAAGGCACCATTTTCAAAAGTTGGTTTCCCCTGCCCGGCCTGTATTGCTAATTGAATCACTTCAAGCATTGCGTCAAAAATTTCTGGAACATAGGGAGCGATGCGCGCTAACAGCCCCGGTTGCCGGGTGACCTCCAATAATTCTTGGGCAAGTTGTTCGGGAGTCTTTTCATTCTTCATTCGTAAGCATTCTACTAAGCGCTCAATGGGTGGGGGTTCTTGCTTTGGGATGAGTTCGGCGATTTTTTGTAATTTCTGCATCATCAGAATACGATAACCTGCAGGAAGACGGTGAAGTTGATAAGTTTTCCTACCAATTTTTATTTCTTTTGGAATATCAAGAGCAGTATCACGGAGTTTTGCGCCTTCCTGTTGTTTTTGAATATCAATGAATTTTTCTATCTCGGCAAAACGAGCATATACCTCATTGCGAAAAGCAACAAAGAAAACCTCCGTAACGGGTTTATCCAATATATCTTCAACCGTCCCCGAAGGAGTTGGATTTGTTAAAGGAAAGAGCGGTGGCATTGCCGCATTTAATACTTCAGGCTCTTGCATTTTTGCCCCCAGGCCCCATAGGGTCATGTAGCAGTGATGGAAATGGGGGCTACATTTCCAAACGCCTAGGACGCTCTGCTACATGCTTTCAATAGTCAATTTTCGTAACTCGTAATTCGTAATTCGTGGTAGTGCCCCATTTGAGTGTTGCTAAATTCCATTGGATTGATGATTGAAGATTGATTTAACAACACCCAAGAGGGAGATTACCTAATTCGTTTAAACATCTCTAATCGTTGCCCACAATGCAGCGCGATTGGCTTGCACAGTTATCACATCATTTAGCACTGGTGTTGTCACAAAAGCAGGGTCTATCGTCAATGTTCCACTACCAGGCGCCCCGCTGGTAACTGTTGTACTATCTGTAATAGCTCTGCTCTGCCCGATGCCGGTACCCGTTACAACAGCCAATATGCCGCCAATGAGTTTATCTGCTTTTACTAAGTTATCTCCGGAGAATATACTATTGATTTGCACATACCTGCTGTTGATCGCCGCACCGACATTTAAAGATTGTGTCCATGTCCGGGCTTGCGGAACGATTTCCAATTCTACCGCTAATACTGTTGCTTCACCACGCTGATAGGTATGTTCAGGCGTCCCAACGAAAACAGCCTGGTCAGTGCTAAATGAGCGTTTTTTATTTGTACCTGGCGCTGGACCGACGAAAACAACTCGCCGTTGGTCACGCACATCATCCTCTACTGAAAAAACATCACTTGCTATACTTGCCTCGGGTTTATTATATGCCGCCGCAAGATTTGCAAGGGTAGGCTCGCTTAAAGTTGTTCGGACCAGATAGTTTTGAAGCACTTGTTCAATATCTGCTATACCACGCATCTGGTCAATCTCTATTCTGACAAAATCGTTACCTCCAAGCGCAAGCGCAACACCACCAACGGTAGCCCCTAAATCGCGCAGACTTGAAGTATCTCCTTCAAAGAAATTCGCAGCCCCGACGATAATATTTCCAACTGTGACTGGCATTTTTATAACCTCCTCCAAATCATGTTATCCCGCCGGCTATAATCTCGAATCGTCGGGATTTTTTCTTTTTCAATCAACTCTTCATAAAAAATGATGGAAAATTTCATGTCCTGAATATCTAATCTTTTGATTTCCCATCTGGCTTTCAATTGATAGTTTTTTTCAACTTCATTTAAAGCATCCCGGCATGCAATTGCCGCCGCTAAAGTTTGAAAAACCAGTATAGAACCACGTGAAGTGGCACATTCTCTCCCTGTCGCAACCACATAAGGGTAGCGAAAGTGTTTTGCTTTCAGTAATTGTAATTGTGTATGCACATCAGCGTGCTCGGTGCGATGCGCTCGTTCAGCAACGCCTTCTACACCGACGCCTTCTACTTTAGACACTTTAGACACTTTTAATTCATTCCTCAACATCATCTACCAGTGGAACGGCAGGCACCTCTTCTACCAGTGGAACGGCGGGCACAAGCTCAACAAGTGGCACGGCGGGCACAAGCTCAACAAGTGGCACGGCGGGCACCTCTTCTACCAGTGGCACGGCGGGCACCTCTTCTACCAGTGGAACGTCGGGAACCTCTTCTACCAGTGGAACGGCGGGCACCTCCTCTACCAGTGGAACGTCGGGAACCTCTTCTACGGTTTTAATTGTCACCTGTATCGCATCTGTGGTCTTCCCGCGCTTATTCCCTGCAATTATTGTTATTTTGTAATCTCCATCCGACAGTTTATCTATTGTCACTGTAAAAGGACTGATAACAGGCGTAACAATCCCACTTATTAGCTCTGGCCCATCTGCGACATACTCCAAACGTGTTGCGTCTACTACTGTCCCTTTTAGTGATAGGGGAGAACTGTATATCCCTTGCTTGGTAGTAATCTTCACTTGTGGCAATTCAGTCATAAGGATTTCATCAGCAATGGTAGTTTTTATTATTGGAATCTTATCTTCTTTTTGTTTGTTAAGTTGCGCTGTCGCTTTGCGTTTTTCCATATCTGCTACTAATTTATACATTTCCTCATCAATCAGCGCATTAACATCCTCAGCCGTATATTCTGTTGGCATCCCATTTAACCAACCACCCAAAGTTTGCACTACTGGACGTCCACTGTCGTTCATATACGGCGTGTCATCATCGTTAAAAAGAGCAAAGGAGATGAGGTCTTTGCTAATTTCTATGTTTTTCGCTTTCATATTACTTCCCCTTTTGGATATGTTTGTCCGTTGTGCTCGTCAAAGCATCAATTAATAGGGGCGTTGCCGAGTACAAGGGACAAAACATATGTTTGTCCGTTGGACTCATCGAGGAAGGAAGAAGGCGAAAGGCGGAAGGTAGTTCTCTCCCCTGTAGGGGAGAGCCAGAGAGGGGTAGAAGGAAAAGAGATAATTCCTCTTACTTCCCACTTCCGACTTCTCACCCCGTTACTCCCTCCCCCCGTTACAAAACCTTACTTTATTAACCTCCGAGTTAAATAGGGTAGGGTTTTGTAACGGGGTCCCCCGAGAAGCCTCCGTCTTTAGACGTGGGGAGTAACGGGGTCACTTCCTCTTACGTAATCCTCCTTACTTCATCTGTTTTGATATACCAAATGTCAACTGGGATGGTCACAGATAAATTAGGATAATCCTCGAAGGTTTCTGTTGAAAAAGTCGAAGGCTTAATAATAATATCCCTGACTGCTGCAATATCGGTGAAAATTGGAAAAACCTGCACGGTCGTGGTTACACCATCAACGGTAACTTCACTTTGTGGCAGCAGTGTGAACAAAACCCGGTCGATGTCATGATATAAATCTAAAATCCCCTTCCGCCCCGTTTCACCTTCTAGACTCTCCATAGGGTCAAAATGCTGAAGATATCCCTTCACAGTGAGCGATAATAGAAACCTATCCCCACCGCCTTCGCGTACTGTAGGTGTAACTGTTGTAGGATATACGCAGACCGCAGGAAGCTTTGCAGATGGAATGTTTTCCATATCAGCTTTGAACCAACCACGAATATAATTCAAGGTTGTATTTCGATATGCCCGCATTGCATCCCAGAAAGCAGTATAGATATCGGTTTCAAGAGCCATTTGTTTTCGTCTCCTTTGCTTTCTTTTTCAATGCAGCACGTAGAGCATCAAGTCGCTTCTGTGTATCTATCATTATTCGTTCCATTGCTTTTTGGGCCGCGTTATATCGTTCAGCATCTTGCGTGATTGTCTCTACCTCAATCAGCGCGTCGGCATCACTTTCCGCCCTCCATTTTTTATCTTCTGCTGACCTTTGCTTTTCAGTCATTTGTTATCCTCCTTATTTTTGTTGCCCGCATAATCGACTATGTCTTGTTGCTTCGACAATATTTGACGAAGGTGTTTTCGTGCTATATTTCCAATTCTTTCTATATCTCTTCTTGGTTCAGAAAATCCCAGAAATGGCCGCGCTGGAATCGGCGGCAGACTTCCAGTTCTTGTATGCGCCTTTACTTGATATGCTTTTACCCGTACCGTTTTACCGGATTTAGTCTTACGGGAATGCGATTTTCGCTTATGTTCTGGTATATGGAAAGTCACGTTATCAATTCTTTCCCGTCCAAACTGATGTGTAATTCCCTTCTTTGCCTCAGTTCCAGTCACTCCAACGGAGACCTTTTCATTTTCCAAAGATACTATCTGAATGCCTCTATTTAGGGCGCCGGTTTTGAAAAGAAGTCTACTATGTCCCTTTTCTTTGATAGTACGCTCAGAAGGTGGGAGCCATGCTTGACCATCGGGAGACCTTTGTTCGGAGAAGTTCTTCTTCGCTGACCTCACCATATATTGCCCGATTTCGCCGAACATAGCACGACCCACCCGGTTTAATGCTTCTTTTAATAATTCAGTTTTCCGAAGCGCCTGTGGCACTCCTGTTAGTGTCGCTATTAGCTGTGCCATTGTACCACCTTTGACTTTATCCTCTTACTAATCTTACCGCTCGGTTTCTGCCACGCTGCATTGTGCTTTCAGTTAGTTCGGCTAACCTCCGCACACCATCTCGGTACTCCTCGTACATTTTATCCCGATATTCTATTATATTCTCTAACCACTCACTTCGACTGGGGGACGCTTGAACATAATTTCCCAGTACGAGTTGAATTGCAGCTTCTAATGCGGTTAGTCTTTTGACTGTGCGTGGCACATTATATCTGATTGTCAATGTCCCTGAGCCTGAATATGCAGCGGAAATTTCTGTAATCTCACGCCAGTGCTTAGTTGTTGTCAGTGTTCCGGCGACGGTAAATGTAATGCTTTCAGTTAGACTTTTCGCTGTTGTCACAGGACGTTTTGTGTCATCAGATGAGAAAATAACATCTACATCAGCATTCTGCCAGTCGAGATATTCGCCATAGCCTGTCAAAGTTATACCGGCAGGGAAAGTGGGCCCGGATAAAATTTCAAGGTCAAGCAAATATCCATGAAGTGATAGTGGAATACTTTCATCCATGTCATCTAATTCAGCTAAAGAAGCCTGACAAAGCGTTTTGTCGCATGGGACGGCAATGACATGCGAAAGATCCGCAAGTTGCTCATCTACTACATCACTTGCATCTTGTGCTAAACGATTGAGCAATTTCGTCGCCGCATACGAAATCGAAGCCGCGGAAGTTACTGATGTTCTATTAAGAATCAGCACTTTATTAGAAACGACACTGTTGATATGGTAGACACCTTCATTGCTTTCCATTTCATGAATAACTAGCGTATCGTTTTGCACAAAACCATACGATGAGAACAAAGCAGAACTTGAAATGAACGTTGTACATCCAGACGGAAATATCCCATCCGTGCCTTTCATATCTTCTTGCAAAACCATTCGATGCAAAGAAGGTAACCACTTTTGCAAATCATAGCTTGTATTGCAATATGCCGAACGACTCATCCCTTTGCAATTGGAAGATGAGGGTAATCATATTCCAATTCCTCTTTTTTAATGTCAATCATCTTTTTGCTATATTCTACAAATTCATCAAGAGAGAGAAAGCGTAGTTGACCTCCGCGCACATCCTGCAATCCAAATGATAGTCCCACATTTAACCATTGAAGCGCTCTTTGATAAAAATCGAAAATGAGTTTGAAGTATAGATGCTTTGGATTGTTATACCAGGGACCTTTTTGATATTTGCGCACCGCCATCCACAATTGCCTTTCCGTTTCGGGAGTATTTCTATCATTGTATCTTTGTCTCTCCCAGAGCGCGAAATTCAGATGGTCTCTGGCATATAGCACATCTGTCAACTGCCTACCAGGGAAAAATTTGTAGTCAAGCTCAAGCATCGCAAAGTTGCGCTCACTGCACTTGAACCTGCGCTGTGCTTCTGTGACGTATCCAAAATGCGCAAGATCACATTCAGGAATCTCTAAAGATGGCTTGATTGGAGTATCCATTCCGTCCTCAGCATGCTCATGAATGCAACCGTAAAACCGAGATCCTCGTCCATTTCGGAAAATCCGAATTGGCACATCATGATTTGGCTGTTGGTCAACGGATAAATGTTTCTGACGCAATCCGAAACCATTGTAAGGGCTATCAGTCAAATATTTCCGAATACAATTCGGATAGGTCAAAATTTCATCCGTGTCCACCCAGAAAATCCAATCTCCCGTCGCTGGTTTTATGCTTTCGTTTCGTATCCAAGAAAAGTTGCCGGGCGGTGGTGTGTCTGAAGGAACACCAGGGCAAAGGGTAGGCAATGTAATTATTTGCGCGCCCCACTTTTCCAATTTCTCAACCGTACCATCTTCGTCTGGCTCATTGGTAGCAACTATGATTTCATCTGCTATGTCAACAACGTTTTCTAAACATAAATCTATCCACTTAGCGACGTTCCGAGCTATCATGCAGACTGACAATTTCTCAAACGGCCTTGTGACGCGGATTTTCTTCTGAAAATCTATCTCCCCCGACACTTCGGCTACTGCTGATTTTCGATATACTACAAGCCAAGAGCCAACTTGATTCCCTCTCTTTGTCTGTCCCACTTGCAATGCACGTGGATTATATCTTTTTTTCTTGCCAAAAACAGCCTGAATATCACCCCATTCCCAATGGAGAACATGTCCGCGGTGAGTTGCCCTTGGCTTGCCGCGTTCCAATAATTCTGCAAAAGGTCCGCAAGGCATGGTAAAAACCATTATACCGTCATTAGCAAGATGATTTTCGAGTTTTTCGATAACTTCTTTATAAATAATGCAATGTTCGAGAAATTCACCGCAAACAATGACATCGAATACACCTTCAATATCACGGAAGTTACCTTCCACAATCCAAACTCGGTCATCTACTTGTGACTCTTTAGCAAACTGCTTAGCGATACGGACTAACTCAGGCGAAAAATCGTAGCCTGTAATTCTTGCATTGGGAAAGCTCTTTGCGAGATGAACAGCTAAAGAGCCATTGCCACAAGCAAAATCCAAAATCCGCAAGGCTTTTCCAGAAGTATATTGTTGGCTAATAGTTTCCACCGCTTGCAAAGAAGATTGATCTATTTGGGCAAATAACCCCTCGGTTTCAGGATTTATTTCATTTGTCACGGCAATGATTATTTGAGCGAAACGACCTGCGCCTTTATCTATGGAGGGGGGAACCGCACCTTTCGCATATTCTTCTTTATCATGCTCTTCATCAATGTATAACCGCCCTTCGGCCTGATGAAGTTCTTCCTCTAGCCCCTGTGCTTTAGCTAAATGCCATGCGGCAACCACATCATCATACCGCATCAAGTTTTCAAAAATCCGCTTGCCATGTTTCTGAAACCGCTTTTCAAAGAAGTCATCAAAGAAATCTTGCCACTCAGAAGCAATAACAGAGTAATCATACTTCTCCATGTGCACTTGCCCCGATTTGACCATTTCGTCATATCGCTCATCATCTACAAGCAAATTAAGCACATTCTGCACAAATATCGCCTGATACACATCAGAGTAAGCATCCCCATCTATTTTTACCCCTGCGCCATTGGCAATGGTCTCCTGCAAAGCGCCTCTATTTGTGCAGATAATAGGTGTTCCGCATTGCTGAGCTTCCATCGCTGCTATACATCCCGTTTCATTGAAGTTCGGGACGCCAGGATAAACCATCAAACGAGATGACGCTATCTCTCTATACAACTCTTCTTTTGAGAGATTGCCGAGATATTCACAGCCAGGGGTCATCGCCATCTGCCTATCCGCCCTATCACAGATAGCTTTGATATTTGGCATCGGCTCATACATCGAATAGTACCTTGCACAGTAAAGTCTGACCTCCGGGCAATGCTTGCGGATTTTCGGGAATATCTGAAGCAATGGTTCTAAACCGCGCTCGGGACGCGAAACGTAAATCAATTTGTAGGGGTCTTTCTTCACGTCCCTTGTGGAGAGAGCGGTTGCACTACCGCGTTTAATGGCTTTATTTATAAATTCAATATCAATGCCGTTGCGGGTAACATAAGAGAAGGGCTCCAATTCAGGCAATTTTTCACAATAATGTTGTTTTTGCCATTCGGAAATCCAGAAAAGTTTATCCGTTTGCCAAAGACAACTCATAAAACCTTTTGGGTCAACCAGCTCATCTTGATTCCAAAGAAAACGTGCCTTGGCTTTGATAGGCGCCGTCATAATATCCCGCATTCGCAAACTGATGAAGATATCCCAATCCACTGATGGCAACAATGCCCTAAAATGCGAAAGGTCGTAAAAGTAGACACCATTGTATTCACCTTCATGTGAAATATCTGCGAAGGTGGTAAACACCTGCACGAAATGCCCCATTTTCGCCAATTCCCGCGCCATGCCAATTAACATTGTCTCCGAACCACCGAGCGAATGTTCTAAGCGACAGGTTTTATCTGTGAAGGGGATTGATTGACAATAAAAAGCAATGTTGTATTTCATTCTTTAGCCCCGTTTGTTTTTTTAATAAATGTTCGTCCAATGGTATAAACAGCGGTTGACACCGTTGAAATAATTATCCCTATCTTCCCAAATTGTTCGGGATTTGCTATGCTTGCGATAATGCCAGTTACCGACACTATTGAGCTAAGCCAAAATTCTGTTGTGTTAATGCCTCGTTTCATTGCTCATCCCCTCTTTTCCCAAAGAATATATTTATATTTGCTTTATTTTTGCCTACCGTAAGCGTCAGACATGTAACATCTAATTTCTCTAACCGCTTGACAATTTCCTGTTGTTCTATAAACCCACGCGCCACGAATTGCGCTGAACCATCGCCTTGAGAGCCGACGCCTTTGCCTCCCCAGATTAACTCTTGAATCGGAGGATATGCCAATACTTGATGGAGCTTGGGAGCCGCTAATTCCGTTGGACATGCAGGCGCAACCAACCTATCAAACATAGTCTGCGCTTCACACATAAGAACTCCAACAGTTTCAGCATCTCCTTTTTGAATTGCTTTCTTTGCCTCAAATAAGATTTGAGCATTCCCATCACCCAAAGCATACCTGAGCCCATCTCGCAATTCCCTACTACCATTATGGTCATCTGCGCGGTCTAGGCTTGAGGCCGGCGCATGCCTTCCACAGAAAGACCCGCCTGTTATAAAATGATGGTTCAAATCCGCCAAAATGCGCTTTGTATCTTTGCCCACTTTCAAATCCACAATGACAAAGTAAAGAGGAGATTGTGGAAACAACTGTTCCACTTGCATATCATCCCCATCGAATGTCAAGAAGACCGGCACCTCCCCGTAGGCGCAAACTTGATCCATTCTGCCGCATTGTGAACCCGTTAGGATTTCGCCTTGATAGGCAATCTCCATCTCCTCAGCAATGGTTAGACCTAAATTGTAGATTTGATTGAATGCCCTGGCAACTAAAACACAAATTGCGGCCGAGGAGGCCAAACCTTTTTTAATGGGAATGTTTGTGATATTTTCAATAACCAAACCGCAAACTTTAAACTTCCGTTGGATATAATATGCAACCCCTGCACAATAACAGAAGAAACCATTCTGTTTCGCGTTTTCCAATAATAATTCATTCATCGGACACCCGAATATGATATTGCTCCCTACCATGCCACTAGACATAATAATCAAGGTATCTGGGTGGCGGAAAGCAAGAGCGACAATTCCTTGATTAGTGCCTGCTGTTAGACAGTGTCCTACTGCAATAGAGGGGTCAAGCGTTCGATATCCGCTTGCCCAATCTGAATGCTCTCCAAATAGACAAAGCCTGCCGGGAACAAATATATCTATCTTTTTGTCAGTAACCATTGTTTAAAAAACCGTTCCTTCTCCCTTTGAGATAACGTTGAAGAATATTTCCTTAACAACTTCCATTTCCAGAAGAAATTGCTTCTGCAATTCACGCATAGCGGTATCGGCGCGATGTCAATGTGTCGGATATCGTCTTCATAAACATTTCCTAAAACAGGTCTACCTTGTCCATCGACGCAACAGGTAATTATTCGTCCATCCCAGATTACCATTGCGCCACCAGTCTCAATATGCGCACATGAACAAGGGAAAGAAGTGCGCTCCCAATTGATTTGTCCCGCCCAATCGTCATTGAATTGGTCCTGGATGTGGTAAGGAACATTATATCTTCTTAGCAATTCTTTGCATCGCTCCGCTACCTCAGCGTCATGTTTGGATACACTGATTAAACCAATCCGCGCCTGAATAAGCTCACGTAACAGCTCTTCCGTGAGAAAATCACCATTTGTAGATAAACAAACGGGACGAAGTTCACTCATCTTCCCTACCATCTCAATAATGTTGGAATTTAAGAGCGGTTCGCCTATCCCCCTAAAATGTAAAAAGGGCTCGTTTGATGGTTGACCAGTTGGGTTGAGAAGTTTTGTCCAATGGAGAATCCGTTCAAAGGTCTCCATTGACATATTCCCTTTTTTATAACCCAATTGGCGATTTACACAATATTGGCACGCCCTATTGCAGAGCGCGGATAGTTCTATTTTATGTATCCATTGTAGAAACATAATCAAGACATTCGTGATTTATGCAGAATAGGCTTTCGCCATTCCATACTCATTCCAAAATTCAGCAGTGTATTCTCCTACTATCTCACCCTTCGTCGCCATACCTGTCTTGGCGAGGTCTTCGTAATAAAATGCGCTGCCTTCCAGATTAACAACCTTTATACGAGGCACCGCCGTTACTATCATGGATTTAGGGAATAGCTTATTCGATGTCACAACCCGTATTGGTCTTTCGGAGAGACCGCTCTGGTATTCATCTGTTTTCTGGGCGAATGTTCCTTGAGTAACATCTATCCGCACTCGTCCAGATTGAAGCGCATCGAGCTCCGATTTCCAAATAGGATCAACCATCATAATATCCACATCATAGAAATCATTCTCTATGATTGGTCTAATTAAGAGATTATCTATCGCCGAAGCTGAGATAGTCGCAAAAGTAGCGACATTCGTAGTTATCTGCGCCCACAACCCTCCCATTCGGCGATAGGCAGAATCGCTACCGATGGTATCAGAATTGATGCCTCTGATTAACGCATATTCCAGATCTCTCATACTTTCAGCTAAACGATTCCCTTTTTGATGAGCTAATTCGTTATCAATACCATATTGCGCTACCCGTTGACGAGTATTGGAAACCGAAATGGGCTTTCGGAAAATTTGCACGATGTTCGATTTCTGGTCTCGAGAACGAGTAATATCCGCCTGGTCAGGATCACTACCTTCTAATGCCGCATTCGCGACAAGTTGAAGCGTGCCGCCTGGTGCTATTGATGAAGGGCCGACACTGCCCACCCCTCGGTTTACCACAATACTATTCGCGCCAACAACAGAGGATATTTGCAATTGTTCTCGGTATGTCAGGGAGCTGGCACCTATGAATTCTAACAGGTCTCCTACCTGCAGTCGGTTACCCAAACCATTAATCTGAATAGCAGTCGCTGCCGAAGCAGACGCTATCGCCGTACTGTTTATAACTGTACCGGGGCTTAATCTTTCCTCGTTCCATATATGTTTCGTTTGCTTGGCGCTATATGGAGGCGGCTCAAGCACGTTTAGAATCGGATTTTGAGGAACTATCACCCTGATAAGGTCAACTATATCTTCTTGTATCGTTGTTACATCATCATATGTTGCGAAGCCTGTGAAAGGCATTTTCGTTTCCTCCTATTTGCGCCCCAGCCCCCCACTTCATTTAGTGAAGAAAGTTCCGAAGGTTTTCGGAACACTACCGCGTTTATGCTACCTTTTTATATTTTTCCTGCCATGCTTTCAAAAAATCTTCCGTAGGCCCTTGACCTTTTCTCACTGCTTCTTCCATTTTAGCACGATAATCAGCATCACGCCCCATAGTCCTATCTAAGGGTTGACCCCCACGCCCACCGCTACCTTCACGCGGAGACGCTGGCAGGAAATGCTGATTTTCTTTTTGCTTTAGAAAATCATCGACGAGGTCATCTAACGTCATATCAATACTGCGAAATCTTTTTACACCATCTTGAATATATTCATCGATTTTTACACGTGGTTCGCCATTTTCATTTATTACAATCGGTTGTCGCTCGTTATCCAGTTTTACGGATTTCCGCAACTCTGTCACTAGCATCTTGGGACTCAATACATGATGTTTCTCCAAAGCATAGAGCAACGCAGTATCAACGCGGTCCCGCTCAATTTCAGTTTGAAAGACTGTATTTTCTTTTGAGAGTCTTTCAATTTCTTCTTGTCCCTTTTCAAGCTCAGCTTGGTAACGCGCCTCTAAAGCCCGCATCTCTTCGGAAGATTCACCTTCTTTCCCTTTTCCTTTCCCTTTTGTATCCTCTTCTACATCCTGCAAAACTTCCTTGATGGTTTCTTGCAGGTCAGCATAAGATTTTAGCCCCAATTCCGCTAAGGTCTTTTCCGAAATGACTTTATCAATATACTGTTTTTCTACCTCTACACGTGCTTCCTCGCGCACTCGTTTCCTTTCGTCATCAAGCATTCTGCGCCACTCTGATTCTGGAATCATTTTTTCATCTGGTGGCGGTGGTGTTTTCTGATCTGTTGTTTTAGTCTGTTGTGTTGGAGGAGATACCGGCGGTGTCTCCCCGTACAACAACAATAAAAGTTGAACAAACATTTTTTCCCCCTTTATTTTAATTTCCTCAGTGTCAGTGCTAGCCGCGCCATCCGACCAATCTTACCCTTCTGTTTAGCCGCGGCTTGCAATTTACTTACAGGTATCTTTTGCTTCTCTGGTATTCCTAACGCTCGATGCAATGCCCCCGGACGCTTTATTGCTTTTTGTATCCATCTTGCAGCCATAGTTGTTTGCGTTGGCCTCGTCCATCAATGTCTGGTTTTTTTGACAAAAATAATGTCTTGTTGCCCGCATATTTTTGTTGCTTCGACAGTCGAATATTGTCGAAGCAACAAGACATAGTCGATTATGCGGGCAACAAAAATAATGAGTTGAGACTCAAATCCGCATTGATGAGCACAAGGTCTCCGACCTGACAGGTCGATAGACCTGGAAGGCAAACGACAGAAGAACTCACCTCACATAACTTAATACTCTATTAACCCAACCCAATAAAAACTTTTCATTTGCTCGACGCTTATTCGGCCTTTTGATTATCCGCACATATTCATGGATGCGTTCTAAAATAAATTTGTCAATAAACGCATCGCTAAGAAAACGGATAGTCTCTTCTTGAGTAATTCTTCCTAATCTCCCATCCTCAATTATTTTGGTGGAAGAAAGCGAGCTTCTATCGGCCTTTGGAGACCGAAATCTGTTGATAGTCTGCTGTAAAAGCAAGGTGGCTTTTCCGAACCCCATGTTCACTACCGTGTCAAAAAAAATGGTTGCGAACTCTTCGCCTATATCCGTTGTCGGTATCCAATCGCATTGCCCATCCCAATAATCCCGCCGATAAATCTCCTTCACTTGTTCAACAGTCAGCGATTTGATGTTTAGGGTTGGATAATTCCTCTTCGTGATACCGAATTTAGTTTCCCCGCCCGGGTCATCCGGGTCGTTTACATATCCGCCTTCGTGCTTTAATATGATTTCTATCGCTTTGTCAAACATTCTTCTTTACCTACTATTCCACGAAAATTTGATTAATGGGAATTTGCTTTCCAACGTCTTTCCTCCACTCCTCCAAATCCCGCCCCGCGATAATATGTTGGGGTGGAACACCATTTCCTATCGCCTTCCCCCAATCTGCTTTAGAAAACCAATCTTCCAAAACCGCGTATCCACTTTGCCGACAGTTTATGTGAATATGCCCGGTTCCAGTTCGCGCATCACCAAACTGTTGGCGCACCCACTGGGGGTCATTCCACTGAGAAACTTTGGCGATTCGCCCAAATCTTTTCTTACACCAATCGGTCATCGTCGCTGGCTCATAGACAGAGCCGTAATACCACCATGGGTCATCCCCAAAAACATCTCTCGCTTTTTCTGTCGCAGCAATCTGATAGATTTGCGCAACTTCATTCTGTGCTATCAGTTTCCCCCGCGCTCTCACCGATAAGGTACGCCTACGTCCAAGGTTATCATAGATTTCAAGTGAAGTCAGTCCAACTTCAGGATTCCATAATTCCGCCATCAATTCTGTTGTTGTCTTACGCTCGGCAATCCCTCGAAGCATGATATCCCGAATTGCATCTGCGGTTTCTTGCGTAATATCCTTAATCTTCCCAATGCCGCGTTGGTTTGCGCCATAACCCTTGGTTAAAGCAATTTCCATTACCATAGCATCCTGTTCATCAAAGGAGAAGGCTAAATCCTCGCCTGAGCCGGCATTGTATCCATCGACGACCGATTTCATGCCCTCGGTGAAAGACTGCGAAAGATAATTGATTGCCCATTGCGTTCCTTCGTCTGAGAAGGGCTGTAATTCATTTTGCATAACGCTGTAAATCCGAGCCGCAACATTCATGTTCTCCGCCCTATTCAGAATCCGAAAAGATTTATCATCTCCTACCTTCCCCTGCTGAAATTCAGGAAGAAGCCCCTGCAACCGAGCCGCTATCTTTTTCTCGGTTGCAAGGACGGCTGAAAGGAGGCTTTTTTCGGCGGAGTCAGTCAGATTATTTAGCTCGGCTTGATGTTTCAGGGAAACTTCTCTTATATTAGTTATGATTTGTTGTGCTGTCTTGAGCATCTAATTTCAGTTCTGTTTTACTTCGTTTAATCTTTTCCTTTAACACTGCAATATTGCTTGTTGCACATACAGGGCAAACTGCTATGAGATAATCTTTTACTGTTGCCTCTTTATCAATCGGCAAAAGCTCTATAATTTCCGTTCCATCTGGATTATGTACCCTATTCGGACTTCCACATTTGATGCAATTAAAATCTGCCATTTTAAAATAACCTCACTTTCCGTCGCCGGATGCGTTTCTTACGCACCCGCGAAAACTTTCTTGAATACGCGCCTTTTCGCAACAGCTTATAAAGCATGAACCGCCACAAAATAGATGCGAAAAATGTCTTGTTGCCCGCATAGTCGATTATGCGGGCAACAAAAATAATGCAATGGGGATAATAAATTTATGCCAAAAGGAATATGGAATGTAGGTTCCTTTTGGTATTTTAAAACCGCGTATAAACAGAGATGAGGCCAACGCAAACATCATAACCCGCGCAACCTTTCTGTAATTTTTTTTACCGTTTCTTCTTCTGCCTCCGTAACATTATTCATTGACTTGACGCCTTTTTCAATATCAGTGTCGATTTTCGCCATAATATCTTTGCCCAATTTTGGCAAAAGTTTTCGATATAATTGCTTACTATACTCGCTTGTAAAGCTCGGCGGAAAACCATATATTTGAACATTCAGCGCTTCTTCCAATTCCTCATTTATCCGCCGAATATCAAAATCTTCGGGATAATCAATTATTCCATCCCATTCTTTATCCATCCATTTTGCTCTGAGCCTATGACAGGTACGTTCTGCATTTTCGAGATTATCAGCCTTATCCGCAAGCGACTGGTTTGTTTCATGGAAACTCCACTGCTTACTGACCCCTGATGCCGCGACCGGCTCAAAAGCGGGAGCTTCCACCTTGGCAAGCATATAGATTATTGCACGCAACTCACGGGCATATTCCATCAGGAATTGAGCGCCTGCGGTGCTTGGGGAAAGATAGAAAGGCGCAAATCCAACATCACCGCGAACTGCCATGATGTTTTTCGTACTAAGCTGCATCTCCCCTTCGCTTTCCTCTGTTGTTGAAATCCCTTCAGAAGGCCAAATCAAAATTTCAAAGCATTGACGGTAAATAAACTCATCAAGCAACGATGTAATATTCGCAAGCGCGCGATTAATATACGCAATGTCCTCGATAGCAGACCAACCAAACAATGGATACCGTTTCAATCTTTTATTATAAATAGGTATAAGCGGAACTTCTCCAAGCATATGCACGCCGGCGTCAATCTCTTTGCCATCTTTATCATGTACCCACCATTTATCGCGTGTGAAAGTACGATAGAACGTCACCGTCTCAGGCTTTTTGAAAGGGTCCGATTGTCTTTGGATGATTTCCTGTAGGCGAACCCACTCAAAATTGCCATCAGTATCAAGCTCCCAATTAATGCAATTCTGGGGATAAACAATTGTATAATATGGCGTCACATTGTTTGCCATTTCATCAGCTTTAGTCTGGATTTCCCCATTTGTGCGCGGTTTGTCAACAAGAACATACACATGCCCATGCGCTTGCATCAAGTCAGCAACATTTTTAAAAAAGTCATTGATATTTGAATTCTGGCGGTCAACGTTCTCAAAGAAAGCGACGAACTCTTCATCCTCAGTTTGACGCACTATCGGCTTTTTGAAAAGGTGCCCGGTGTACACACTAATAATCGATTCGCAATAATTCTGATAGTGAACCCGTTTGAGACGCCAATTATAATCATCCGCGTGCTCACGCGTATGCGTAAAGATATTCTCCTCCGTGAAATAATTGGAACCGCCTTCATAAGACTGAAGGAAAAAATCCCAGTTCTCCTTCCTCTTTTGATATTGGGAATGTGTTGCGCTAAGTATATCTCTTGCTATGTTCATTTTTCCTCACCTGAGAAAAATTGTTTTAGTCGCTTCTGCGCATGTTCAGGGAAAATGCTTGGTGTCATTGTCTTCTTGCTCCTCCCATTGAAACTTTCATCGCCTTCATTTTTGATTGAGCGAGTAATGAATATCCCCCTTCGGTAGCATCTGGAAAATCATTGTACGCCGCAGTCGGAAATTGCTCAAATTGGCGAATTGCCTCTTCGGAAAATACACGATTGAATAATATCCAACCGTTTGAGATCTTCGGCTCCAGAGAGGAAATCCTATCCTCTTTATTTTCCGACTGATAGACGGGAATAATGTTGACTTGCCAATAGTCACCCCGTTGCTTTCGGCGTTCCCTTTCAGAGCGGAAATCGGCTTCCATGTATTCCTTAAACAAATTTGTTTCCAACCCCACATTATCGGCTTTCCATTTCGCTGCCATTTCATAGGCCTGGATGACCTGCCTACTCGGAGGTACTTTGTCCATCCAACTATCCAGAATGAATGTATATCCTTTATCATCTGAAGCAAGAACTGCGATTGCGGGATACGATGACCCACTCTCTGAACCAAGCGCTGGATCAAGGAAAACTATCTTCCGCATACTGGCAATCGGTTTCCGTTTTCCATTATGATTGATATACTGCTCACCAATGTCACCATCCACAGTAAATCGCTGCACTTTTTCTATATCGAAAATTTGGGTCTCAGGGTCATGGGGTTCATTCTGAAGCTCTGAGTTGACTGCATAGCGTCCTGTATTGACTATCGCTTCTTGGATTTGATAATACGATAATTTTTCCGGCCAGAGCACCTTTACCCCGTCCATCATCTCCGCTTCGTGCTCTTTGAAATATTCCCAGGCAGTTTCTTTGCGGGCGGTGTCTTCTAAATTTACATACCGTTGCCTCCATGAATCCCAGAGGTCTTGGCGCTTTGCCCAGGAGAGTACCGCTTTATAAACCCGCGACTGATACGCCGAAATTTTCGTCAAACGTGGAAGTGCCGCTTCCTCATGCAGAAATGTCCCGATGAAAAGGTAGTTAGTCGCTTCTGTTCCAGCCCGCATCACATCTTTCATCAGCCAGTTCCAACACTTTTCTCTTTGCACGGGACTTTTGACCCCTTCAGGGCTTTCAATATCATCAAGTATGACCTTCGACGGACGATGCCCACGCCAAACTAAACCTCGTACTTGTTTTCCACGCCCCTTGGAGGTCACCCGAACACCATTCGCAATGATATCAGTCTCTGTCCATTTTTCACCAATTAAATCACCAAAGTAGAATCGCAACAGCTCGTTGGTTTCAAGTTCTGATTTTATATCTCGAACTCTATCATCTCCGACCGTGGCAGTTTCAGAAATGATTAAAATATAATCTTCCATACCATAGCAGATATCATGGATGACATCTATCAAACATCGAATTGTCGTCTTCGCATGTCCACGTGGCGCGGCAATAACTTCAATTTGCCCACGTTGTTGTGATTTTTGTAGAAGATCTAAGTGCATCCGCGAAAAAGGTAATGGGCAAAAATGCGAGAGAAAATATTTGGCGAAAAAGCCGACATGCCAAAAAGCGTAGGCGCGAACAACCTCTTTATATTCCTTCATCTTCGCTTTGGCCTTCAAATTGCTCAAGGTTTTCTGCAATTGCGTCAAAGTCCACGTCTTCGCTTGTGTCCTCAAAATATGGGTGTCCAGTTTTGTATTCATATAAACCCTGAAGGTCTGCTATATCATTTTCTAAATCTCGAATTGTACGATATCCCTCTATGATTGCATATGGACTGAATTTCCTTCTTATTTCAGCATATATTACTGTTCCATCTTTTTTCATGATTCTTTTTTCATTCCAACCTTTTTTGCAAAAGTCGATCTGTTCATGGATTTCCTTGATTTTCAATCGTTTTGCATCAATAAGAGATTCGAGTATTTCAGGCGCGCTAATTTTCACCTTCTCAGATTGACACCACTTGATAGCGCGCCAGATTGTTGTTCGGTCGCAATCAAACTGCAACATGATATCGAAGGTCGAAGCCCCTTTATGTTGTGCTTCGTAAATGCCCCAATATTTCTTTTGTGTTTCTTTCCGGATTCCCACATCTGTTTTTCCTCATGTTGCATTATCTGCTGGAAGCAGGCATTTTCCCCAACAAAAAAAGCCTCCCCAAAGCCGATATCGGGAGGCTTTTCCTTCCAGGTCAGTGACCCAAAATATGTTTTGTGCCTATGTTTGTACGGGACTCAATCCGAACAGATGAGTACAAGGCAAACGAAAATCCTAAGACATGAGCATCCCGCAAAGCGGGACACACAATGATGAATATGAAATAAATCATAACTTATTTTCAACTTTTTGTCAAATAGTTGTTGGGCAAACTTGGGCAAATTTTAACCGAATATTTCGCACTGTCCTTTGACAAATCCCAAAAGTTTTCCCCACTTCTTCATCAATAGCTCTACAGCTCCAGCTTGGGTTTCGATGACGCAATTTCACCCAGAAAGCAAAAATCTCTTCATGCGCATCCTCAGAAATCCCTAAGAGCAGAAAGTTTTTCCAACCGGTTAATTTTTGAATAGCGGTTAACCACTTCGCTGGAAGTTGGCTGGTTAAATCTTGCATCTTTCTCCACCTCCAAGAGTTGTAATGTCTGCTCCTCAACCTTCTCAGCTCTCTTAAAGCCCATATTTACAACTATTTTCATAGTTTTCTTTGGATTGTGAGAGTCTGGTAGAGGTACAAAGGTCTAAGAACCTGCCACCTTTAGGTGTGCAGAGCTTCAGTTCGTAAACCGCCCAACGGCAGACAGGCGAAATTTAGCCGTAAGCCCTCCGGCGTCGGTGAACTCACTCCTGATGGGGATTTGCGTAGGATGTTTTTCAGCGCACCGGGGCGGTCG